CCGGACGATCCGGAGCGCCCCGGTTCGCTTATCCCGGATCGACTCGTCGGCGTCGAGTTCGGCGGCGGCGGCGACGGCGGCGCGCACCCGGCGGTCGGCGTCGCCTCGGAGCGCCTCGGCGGCGAGTTTCGAGCGTTCCTCATTCGTCATTCTGACCAGCCTTTCGGGAGTAGGTGGGCGACAGGAGCGAGCCGGCGGGCGACCTCCGCCTCGTCGGCCCGGATATCGAGCACCTCGCCGACGATCGACTCCTCGGCGGGAGCGAGGCGCCGGCGGAGGTGAACGGCCCGGAGGCCGACGTCGTGCCATTCGCCGAGGGTCGGGTCGCCCACGCCGTCGAGGGAGCCTCGGGCGAGGCCGCGGGCGAGCGCCACGAGCACCGGGTCGACCATTGGCTCGACCGGGTGCCGGGCGATTGAGGCGTGCCAGACCGGCCCGCCGTATCCCTGCTCGATTCACTCATAGCCCGAGTTCACCGTGAGCACGAGCGACCAGCGGGCGAGGCGCCCGCCGACGAGGGAACGGAACTCGGGTCGGAGTGTCTCGCCGGCGAGCCGGCACGGCCGGTCGAGGGCGATCGCCTGTTCGGGCGTCACCGTGTCGCCCCTTTCCGCCGGCGGCGGCGTTCGGCCCGGTTCGGTTCGAGCGGTTCGGCGCCGCCTCGGCCGCCGTCGCATCCTCGGTAGTAGTGCGGCCCGTTCCGACGCCACCGGCACCCGCCCGGGCGGGAGTCGAGGCGTATCTCCCGGCCGCATTTGACGCACCGGGCACCCGACAGGAGCCGGCGGGCGAGCGCCTCGACGGCCTCGACCGGGGAGCGGTAGCCCTCGACGGTGACCCGGGCGCCTCGGAATTGGGCGTGCGCGTACCACGACGCCGCCTCGGCCGGCACCCGTTCCCCTTCCGTCCACCCGGGCGGCGGTTCGTCGTCGTCGTAGAGGTGCCCTAGCTCCGTGTTCGTCGCGCCGCACCTCCCGACGAGTTCGATCCCGGCGATTAGGGCGTCCTCGTCGATCACGTCTCCGCCTCCTCGTAGGCGGCCGTCGCCCACACGGCGAAATCGAACACGCCGTCGTCGGGGTCGGCCATAGCCCGGGCGAGGTCGGCGGCGACGACGAGGAGCCGCCACACGGCCGGCGGGCATCCCGGTTGCGGCCGGCCGAACGCCGCCTCGACCTCGGGCGGGAACGGGAGCCGGGCGGCGTAGTCGGCGAGCGCCTCCGTCACCGTCTCGGGCGCCTCGGCGCTCACGGTAGGAGCCAGTCGACGAGGGCGGCGAGCGCGCACGCCGTAGCGACGCCGGCGAGCGCGAGGGCGAGTTCTACCATCCGAGCCACCCGAGGGCGATCAGCACGCCGAGGACGCCCACGAGGAGCAACCCGGCCCATAGGAGTTCGGCCACGAGGTCGGCGGCCACCCGGCGCCGGCACCGGAACGCCCGTCGGGGAACGTGCCTGTCGCCGGGGATCACGAGACGTCGCCGGCGAGGAACTCGGCCGCGGTCCGATCCTCGGCCCACGTCGGCGGGTCGGAGGCGTCGTCGAGGTCGGCCGGCGGAGGCGGTTCGAGTTCGGCCGCGGCCCGGCGCTTCGCCTCCGAGTCGAGCCGGGCCGACAGGTAGTAAGTCGTCGGCGTGAGCGCGAGGCCGTCGACGACGACGCCGTTCGAGTCGACGAGGCGGCCGTCGGGCGTCACGACGCCGGCCGTCCCTAGTTCGTTCACGAGCCACCCGGCGACCGAACTCACGACGGCCTCGGGCCGGTGTTTCTCGGCCCACCGGAGGAACTTCGCCGGTTCCGCCTCGACGATCCGGCCTCGCCGTTCACACCACGTCACCCGGCCGGCGCCGGCGACCTTCCACCCGGGGCACGCGCCCGACCGTTCGTGTTCCTCCCGGGCGATCACTTCGAGTTCGGCCCGGAGCTTTTTCCTCCGCTGGTCGAGCGCCTCCGCCCGAGCCTCGACGTCGAGTAGCTCCCGCACGAGTTCCGCGACCTGCCTAGCCATAGCCTCCCCCTTTGGTCACCGGTGAGGTTACCTCGGCGCCGCCGGCGGGAGATGGATTACCGCGTTTTGCCGCGGTGATTCCCGCGGTTCCGGGCCGGCGACCGCGGGCCGGTGCCGGCGAGGACGGCGGCCGGCATCGCGGCGAATGACACGTCCCACGCCGAGCGGGCGTGTCGGAGTCGGCCGGCGCCTTTCACTTCCCGGGCGCCTCGAAGCTCGGGCGGGTAGGCGATCAGCGGCGCTTTGCCGTGTCGGCCCGGGGGCACGACCAGCGCCGTCGGGAACGTCACGAGAATCGCTCCGATTACCTGAGCGGCGGCGATCAGCCCGTCGACGTTGATCGGGGCGACCTTCCCGTCGAGGTTCCGGCCGGTCGGGTGGGAGATTCCCTCGACGAGCACGAGCGGCCGCACGTCGGGCGGGTGGTCGGCGCCTAGCTCGGCGAGGAGGTCGACGACCTCCCGGAGATACGGTCCCATCTCGTCGAGTTCACGGACGACGACGACGGCCCGGGCACACTCCCGGCCGACCCGGAGCACGACGCCGGTTTCCCGGCCGCCCGGGTCGACGCCGATCGTGCCCGGCGGCCGGCTCATGCGAGGTCGTCGACTGTTCGGTAGGCGAGCACGCGCTCGGGTAGCCAGTCGAGGCACGCCCGCACGGCGCCGAGGGCGTCGGCCTCCTCGTGCGTCTCGCCGAGCAGCTCGAACCGGGCGGCGAGTTCTTCGAGGAGTTGCCGCGTCGTCGCGAGGCCGAGACTCGGCTCCTCGCCCTCGATCACGAGATGCGCGAGGGCGTCGATCGCCGTGTTAAGTCCGTAGATCGCGTCGCGGACGGAGCCGGTGAGGTCGACCCGATCGCCCTCCGTCTCGCCGGCGGCGGCGTGAGCTTCGCCGAGGAGGTCACACGCCCGGCCGAGATGAGCGACGACGGCGTTCCGGTTCGTGAGTGTCACGGCGCCGACTTACCTACCGGGAGGCGTTGCACGCCGGCGGCGGCCTCCTCGGCGGCGAGGCGTTCCTCCTCGGCCCGGTCGGCGCGCTCCTGCTCGGCTCGGCGTAGCCCTTCGATCCGTTCGGCCTCGGCGTCGAGGAGGGCGGCGACGTCGGCCTCGGCGACCCGGGCGATTTCCCGAGCCTCGGCCGTGTGCACGCGCACGAGGGCGCCGTTCCCTTTCGGGAGAGGTTTGTAGCCGATCTGAGCGACCTCGCACCGGAGCACGAAATAGACCGTCTCGCCGTAGTGCAGGAGTTCCGGGGCGAGTTCCATAGCGTCGGAGAGGCCGTCACCGGCCCGGGTGATTTTCACGGCGGCGGCCACGACGTCGCGCTTTTCGTAGCGTTCGAGCGGCATTAGGGGAGCCTTTCGGGGATCAGCGCCGCCGGCGGGCGGCGGCGTTCGGGCAGGTAGCGAAGTGTGATCGGTAGAGAGGGTCGCCGGCCGCCCGCACGGCGCGGAGGTCGTCGAGTCGGAGCGTGATCGCCGACGGGGCCGCGCCGGGTTGCTCGACGAGGCGCACGTTCCCGTCGGGGTGAGGGTCGGCGTCGACCGGCATTGCCTTACCGAACGGGGTCCGTGCCCACACAATCTCGGCCGGGCAATCCCGGCACCGGGTCCGGATCACGCGTCGACCTCCGCTCCGAGGAGCCGGCGAGCCTCGGCGGTGACGACGAGCACGATCGCCGGCGTGCCGGTCCGGGTCGGCCGGCGGCGGCCGGAATCCTCTAGGACGCCCTCGCCTCGGAGGTCGCGGACCCGGGCCGACGCCGATTGATGGGCGAGGCCGAGTTCGACCTCTAGCTCGTCGCACGTGCGGCCGACCTCGCCGGTAGCGAGCACGGCATAGGCGACGCGCCGCTTATCGGAGTCGGCCCGGCGTAATGCTCGGATCGCGGCGGCCGCCGAGGTCGGCTCGGCGTCTCGGCGCACGAACACACGAGCCGGTTTGAGCGCCGGCCGGCGTTCGGGTTCGTCGAACAGACTCGGGTGATCTTTCACCGGTACCGCTCGACGTACTCGGCGAGGCGCTCGGCGAGTTCGGCGGCCTCGCCTCGGGTGAACCGGACGACCTTCCGGCCGCCTCGATCCTTCCCCATTACGGCCGTCCCGACGTCGACCTCGACGTACACGACGCCGTTCGCCTCGATCGGTTGCACCTCCCGAACAGCGATCACAACATCTCCCCCTGTTCCGGTTCGAGGACGATCCGCCCGTCGCGGTGTTCGTCGCACCACGGCCGGCCCGTCGGGTCGTAATTCGTCGCCTCCCGGCCGCACCCGGCGTCGCACGGATCGGCGTCGTCGCCGACCTTCTGCCGGCCGAGCGCCTCGATCGTCGACCGTATCCGCGCCGGCGACACGAGCGGCGGATTCCCGCCCTCCTCGGTCGGCTCGGGGCCGGGAAACCGGGCGCGGACGTGTGAGCGGCCGTCCCGCCATTCGATTAGCTCGACGGTGACGCCGGCGACGGCGCCTCGGGCGCCTCGCGAGTAGGCGTGAGGTTCCCGGCACGTCGCCCGCCACGCCGCCCACGCCCCTAGCTGATCGGCCGGCACGTCGACCCACCGGGTAAACGACCGGCCGCCCTGATTCCACGAGACGGCCACCCGGAACGCCGAGACGGCCTCGGCCGGCTCCTGAGACGAACGGGTCACCCGTCGAGTTCCGGCGCCGGCGCGGCCTCGACGGCCGGGCGTCGAGGAGCCTCGGGCCGGCCGAGGAGCGGCGGAATCAGTTTCACGAGGTGCGCCCGGTTCACCATTTCGTCGCCCTCGCAAAACGTCATCCACCCGCCCATAGCTTCGAGCGCCCGGGCGGCCGCCGGCGAGAGGTCGCCCGGGCCGGGCGGGTCGATCCACCCGCGCCGGCGCACGGCGTCGAAAAGCTCGGCGATCACGTCGGCGGGCGTGAGCGCCGGCCCCTCGGTAGCGGCGAGCACGGCGTCGCGGAACTCGCCGACGGACGGCACGAACCGGCACGTGCGGGCGAGGTCGACGGCGACTCGCCGAGCGACGGCGGCGTCGAGGTCGACGATTAGCTCGGCTCGGAGTTCGAGGTCGCCCTCGGAGAGTTCCCGCCCGCTCGCGGCGGCGCCGAGCAGCGCCCAAACGGTGACGGCCTCGTCTCGGTTCATTCGTCGCCCTCCTGTCGCATCCGTTCGAGCATCGTTAGCGCCGTCGACGTCGTGCCACGGCCGAGCCGCGCCGGCCCCACGGTCGCGCACTCGGCCCAATGCCGGGCGAGCGCCGTCGGGGTGAGGGCGACGTCTCGGAACCGGTGCCGGTAGTTCCGTGCCCGGAGATGAACGTCGGCCGGCTCGGCGCCGGCGGCGCGTAGCTCCTGCCGCGCCCGGTTGTAAGCCTTCCGGGCCGCCGGCGTGATCGAGGCCGGGTCGATCGCGCAAGCGTCGAGCATTGCCTCCCACACGAGATCGCGCGCTCGGCCGTTCACCGGTGAGGGCGTCGCCGGTGACGGCGGCGCACTCTTTCGTTCAAAATGGCTTTCGTTCCTAGTGGCTATCCGTTCCCCTGCCTCGTCGTCGGTGACGCCACCCGAGGCCGCGTCGACGACGCCACCCGAGGCGTCATCCGTGACGCCACCCGTAGTCACCGGTGCCGGCGGCCGGTCGGCGAGGAGGTAGTCGTTCGAGGTCCGATCGCCGGCCTCGTCGTATCGAGGACGCACGACGACGGCGCCGGCGGCCACGAGTTGCCGGATCGTTCGGTCGAGCGTCGACTCGGAACAGCGGAGCCGCTCGGCGAGACGGCGCCGGCCCGGGTGAGCGCGGCCCTCCCGGTCGGCATAGCGACGGAGGATCGCGTAGAGACGTATCGCCCGGTCGTCGACCTCGGCGTCGAGGAGCCATTCGGGGACGATCGCGAACCGGGTCGCCGCTACACGGCCGGCGGCGGTGATATCGTCGCCCACGAGACGACCTCCTCGGGTAAGCGAGTGACGGTTCGTAGATCGCCCTCGGGTTCGCCGGCCCGGGGGCGGTCGCTTTTCTACCATTCGCGCGGGGCCGCGCGGTAGCTTTCCGGTGACCAGTCGGAGCCGGCCGGCGGCGGGCGGGGAGGTGCGCCGCCGGCCGGCCTGAGCCGGGCGCCCGGTAACCCGTCCGGTAGCCGGCGAGTGTAAGGGTCGGCCTTACACGGGAAACGCCGGCGGAATCTTTTTCGGGTCGTCGGGCCGGGGTGACTGGTAAGCGCCCCGGTGACCGGTCACAATGGCTATCGAGGTCGTGAGCCTCGTACATGGGCGTCGGCCCGGCTCCGCGTGGCGCGGGGAGCCGGGCCGATCGCTTTCTAGGCGTCGGCCGGCTCCGAATGGCAGTAGGCCGGGTCGCCGGCGAGTAGCTCGTCGATCGGGACGCCCATAGCCCGGAGTTCGCCGAGGAGCCGGTCGCCTTTCGTGCGTAGCTCCCACCCGGCCCAATCGAGGCGGGCGAGCACCCGCTCGACGAGCGCCCGGAACTCGGCGACGTCGAGGTCGTCGAACCCGCCCTCGAACATGAGCGAGGCGGCGAGCACCCGGCGGGCGGCGTCCGGTTCCGTCACGAGTAGGCGAGTCCTACGGAGATTTGCAGGAGCGCCGACGCGTAGGCCGTGAGCGCCTCGGCCCACGCCTCCCGCTCGGCCGGCTCGGCGCCGAACGGCACCGGGTAGAGGGCGAGCGCCGTCCGGACGCATCCGCGCGCCCTCGTGTGCGACGAGTCGCCTCGGGCGTAGTGCCCGTCGGTGCGGGCGGCGGCCTGTACCCGGTCGGCGATCCCGAGGAGGGTCCGGGCGAGGTTCTTTACCTTCGCCGGCGGAGGCGGGAACTCGAACGGTTCGCCGGCCGCTTCGAGGGTCGCGGCGTGCGCCGTGAGTAGCTCGACGGCGAGGTCGACCATTCCGGCGGCGGCCAGCACGTGCCACGACCCGACGTTCGGGGAGCCGTCCGAGTTGTGTTCCTCCCACGCCTTCCCCTCGGCGATCCGGCCGCCCGGCCGTTGTGCGCCGTTTTCCGGCCCTCGATCCGCCTCGCCGGGTTCGGAGCCGGGGTCGGCCGGCGCCGCCCCGGAGGCAGGCGCCTGAGCCGGCTCCGAGGATTGCGGAGGCGTCGACGCGACGGCCGCCTCCGCGGAGGGCGCCACGAGCACGAGGTCGCGCACCTTGTCGCGCTTCGCGAGGTCGGCGATCGACGGCCCCGGGTCGACGCCCGCCTTTCGTTTCACCTCGACCCGGTAGGCGACCTCGAACCGCTCCGCCGCGGCCCGCTCGACCAGCGCCACCATTTCGGGCGGCGCCGACTGAGTGTCGAGCCACCCGGTTACCGGGTCGCGGAGGTCGGCGTGCGTCGCTTTGAACTTGACTTGCCGGTTTCGGTTCCCGGGTCCGTCGACCTCGGTAACGATCCCTCGGCCCGTCTCGATCCGTACCTCGCCGCCCGGCCGTTGCTCCGTTGTGACGCCCATAGCTCCTATCCCTCCGCTCGCCCGTCCGTCGTGGTAAGTCTACGGGGTACCTGAGACAGCTAACAGCGGAGCGTGAGGCGTGAGCGACGATCGGCGGCCGAGCCACCTAATCGCCGAGCCGGGCGACCGGAAATCCCTATGCGGCGTGAAAAAGCCTCTCCCGGTTTGCTGGGTTGTCGCCGCGCCAAGGCACCGATACCCGCACGCCCGTTGCCGGCCCTGCTATGAGGCGGCCGGCCTCGGCGAGCTACTGACGGAGGGCGACCAGTGAGCTACGAACAGTCGGCGGCGTACTACCCGGGCGAGGCGATCAAAGTCGAGCGGCCGCCCGGGCCGATCACGGCCGCCGTGAAAGAGGCGTCGGCGGCCCTCCGGGGAGCCGAGGAGGCGTTCGAGGAGCTTCGCCGGCGTCTCGGCCTCGTGCTCGACCAGCGGGAGCGGCCCGAGGCGCCCGGCGCTCCGATCGACCAGCTACCCGCCTCGTGCGAACTCGGCCTCGAATTGCAGGAGCTAGGCCGTCGCCTCCGCCGGCTCCGGTCGGAGATAGCGGAGACGACGGGCCGCGTCGAGCTTTAGGAGCCGGGCGCCGGCGCCGGCTCGGCGCCCTGCTCGCCCTCGCCCGGGTTGCACCGGGCGAACGGGAGGCAAATCGTCGGGTTAAACGACCGGTCGACGGGCGAGTCGTCGAACCGGGGCGAGAAATCGTCGTCGGAGCAATTCCCCTCGGCGTCGCGGCATTCGCCGCCCCCGCGGTTCCGGTCCCGGTCGCCTCGCCGGTCCTCGTACCCGTAGCGGTCGCCGCCGTAGTCGTGGTCGGCGAGCGCCGGCCCGGCTCCGAGCGTGAGCATGAGCGCCGCGCCAACGGCGGCGAGAGTGCGTCGTGCCATTCGGGAACCTCCCCCAGTGTTCGCCGGCCTGCCCGGCGGTAAGCGGCGAGCTTACCGCTCGGCGGGAGGGTTCGTCGCCCCGACGACCGCGTTCGCGACGCCGCCGGCGATCCCGCCCACGGTCCCGACGACGCCCTCGACGACCTCCGCGACGACTTGCCGGCCGCCGGCGGTGACGGTCCCGGCGGCGCCGGCCGTGCCGGTCGTGACGGCCGCCGCGGTCGCCTCGGCGGCCTCCTCGACTTTCTGAGCGAGAGTCGGCGCCGACACGACGGCCGAACGCACGACGGCGGCGTAGAACGCGAGGCCGGCGATCACGAGGCCGACGAGGGCGTTCCGGGCGGCGTCGTCGATTTCGTCGCCGATCCCGAACAGCGCGGCGACGGTGAGGAGCGAGCCGAGCACCTTTGTCACGAGGAGCGGTTCGCCGGCGGCGAAGGTCAGTAGGCGACGGATCACGAGGGCGACCTCCTAATCAGGTTCGAGGCACGAGGCGAGTCGAACCGGGTCGGCCGGCACCGCCGGCGTAACAGCCGTCTCGCGGATGACGCACGCGACCATTTGGCGCGTGTCGGTAGCCGAGTCGTCGATCGTCCAATGTGCCCATTGGCCGAACAGCACGGCGACGAGGATCGACCAGAGGAGCGCCCGGTCGCCGGCCGTTAGCCCTCGGGCCGGCGGCGGCGCTTTCGTCGCGTCCCGGATCGAGCCGTCGAGGGTGCGGACGACGGCGACGAGTTCCCGGGCGGCCGCTTGTAGTTCGGCGGCCCCTTCGCACGGCGGTAGCGAATTCGAGTCCGTCACGTTGCCCCCCTTACTTGCCGATCACGGCGAACACGACGAGCAACCCCTCGGCTAGTAGCCCGATAAAAGCGCCGATCACGAGCCGCGTTGCCGAGCGGATCGCGTCCTCGACCTCGCCTATCCGCCGCTCGGCGGCGTCAAACCGGACGCCCATAGCGATTTTCTCGGCGGCGTACACGTCGACGGTGAGCGTCCGAGCGTCGAGCCTCGACTCGATCCGGTCGAGGCGCCGCGCTATCTCGGCGAGCGAAACGTCGTCGGCCACGGCCGCCACGGTACCGGCACGCGCGCTCACGGTGCGGCGCATCCGACGCCGAGGCCGAGGACTTCGAGCACGCACGGCCGGGTCGAGGTCGTCGTCGTCGGCCGGCCCCGGGTCGTGCTCGTGGTCGTCGCCGGCGGCCTCGTGGTCGTGCTCGTGCTGGTCGGCGAGGCCCGGGCGGTCGTGGTCGAGGCGGCCGTTCCCGGCGGCCCGGCCGGCCCCGGAGCGCCCCTCGGCCCCCTCGGCCCGGGCGGCGCCTCGATTCGCCGCTCCGCCTCCCTCACGGCCTCCTCGACGAGCGCCGGGTCGAGGCCGCCGGCCCGGATCGCTTCGAGGGTCCGGTCGACGATCCCCGGGTCGGGCACGCCGGCCTCTTTCGCGGCCGCCTCCGCCCGAATCGCCCGTTCGAGCGCGCTCGCCGCCGTAGCCACGACGTCGCGGCGTATCCGGCGAAGCTCGTCGCGGGTTTCGAGGTAGGCGTTCCCGAGCACGGCGAGCAGCGAAAACAGAAGGGCGATCAGCCCGACGGCCGCGACCTCGGGGAGCGCCCGGCGGAGACGGATCACGTAGCGCCTTCCCGACGGGCGAGCACGACCGGCACTCCGAGGCATCCGGCGATCAGCCCGATAACGAACGGCCGCTCGACGAGGCCGCCGGCGAGGAAAATCTCGTGCACGGCGCCGGCGCCGCCGACGGTGAGCAACACGAGGTCACGGATAACGACGCGGGTTTCGGCCCACGCCACCCGTTCACCCGGTCGGAGCGTAGAGCATCGTGCCGGCGAACTTCGCGTCGCCGTAGGTGAACACGCCGCCGTCGGTGCCGAGCAGGAAATAGCCGTTCCCGGAGGGCGTCGCCGTGATCGACGTAAACGGAGCGTTTTCCTCCTCGGGTCCGTGCCCGCCGAGGTACGGCGCGGCGCCGAAAGCGAACACGCCGCCGTCGGCCGACACGAGCCAATAGCCGTCGCCCTGAGGCCGCACCGCGGCGTCGACGATCGGTTGCGACAGACGAACGCCGCCCATACTCCCGAAGAACGGGAGGTCGGCGTTCGCCGGGTCGAACGGAAACGTCGCGACGCCGCCGTCGTCGTAGCACTCCCAATAGCCACGGCCGAGCGGGTCGACGAGGAGCTTTACCGCGGGACGATTGGCGACGGCGACCATAGGGTGCCCCTCCTGCGGGTGCGGCGGCGGGAGCGCCGGCGGCGCCGGCGGCCGCACGACGACACCCGGGTTCGTCGATACGTGTACGTGGTCGTAGTGGGCGGCGATCGCGTAGCGGGCGACCCGGCGGCCCGCTTTGATGTTGTACGGCGCCTCGGAGTAGATGAGTTCGTATAGCTGGCCGCCGGCGGAGGCGAGGGCGTCGAAGATTGCCCGGAGCGCCGGCCGTGCCCGCCGGCGGTCGACGTAGTAACTCACCGGGCCGGCGAGGTCGAGGGCGAGGCCGCGGACCGTGCACCCGGCCGGCGTCCCGGGTCGGGTGCACGGCCACCAATGACGCGACCCGGTGACGTGATTCCCGCCGGTCGTCGACGTCACCCGATAGGCGACACCCGACTCGTCGAGGAGCCGCAATAGCCCGGCGCGCTCGGTAGCCATAGCCGCGAGGGTAGCCCTCGCCGGCGGATACCGGAGGGATGCCCGCTAGAGCGGCGTCATTCCCTTAACGAGCGTGTAGCCGGCCTGTTCGAGCGTCCGGAGCACAAGCTCGGCGAGTTCCGTCGACATTTCGAGGAACAGCAACGCGAGGTCGGTCGGCATAGAGAGGAACTCGCCGAGGTCGGCGAGCATCCCGTCGGGAGCGTCGCCCTCGGCCTGCCGGCCGATCGACGAGAAAAGGTCGGAGAGGCGGCCCCGCGCCTCCTCGCGCACGTTCGGGTCGGTAGGCATAGCCGCGACGGTACTAGACCGGCGGAGGGCCGGCGGCGAACTCCTCGTCGGTGAGGCGGCCGCCGAGAGTGTCGATCGCGAGGCCGAGGAGGGCGTGCGACCGCTCGGCCGCTTGTTGCGCGGTTCCCTGGTCGACGGGGAGCGGAACCGCGGCGGCGGCCGCCTCGGGCGCCGGCGTCGGCGGTTCCGGCGGCCCACCGTGCGGCGGGTGAATACACGTGAGGATCGCCCGGGCGACCCATTGGTCGCGGGCGACACCTCGGGCGATCGCCTCGGCGTTCGTGTTCGCCCGGCCGATTAGCTCCTCGATCCGAGCCATGTTGAGGCCGATTCGCTGATCCATCTCGACGACCTTTTTCCCGAGGGCCGGGTCGAGGCCGGCGGTTCGCTTGTCGAGGGCGGCGATCGCCTCGGCGTTCGCCGCTACCCGCTTGTCGAGGTCGGCGACGGATTTCTCGACGGCGACGATCGCCTCGGCCATCCGGCGCGCCGCGGCCTCTAGGTGATCGAGCCGGGTCGTGACGGCGACGGCCGGTTGCGCCGCCGTTCCGAGTAGCCCTAGGACGGTGCTCACGCCGAGACGACGGCCTCGGCGGCCGGCCGGCGCATGAGGTCGTTCGCCTCGTCCTCGTCGTCGAACAGCGCGTCGAGCACGCCGAGTATCGACAGAAACACGACGAGGAGCACGACGCCGACGAGGATCAGTAGAGCTTTGACGATTCCGGGCACGACGCCTCCCTAGTGAGCTTTGATGATGAACCCAATAGCGACGAACGGCGGCATGTTCTCGTGAGCGCCGCCTCCGCCCTGAGCGTCGGTGCCCCGGTTCGAGGCGCCGCCGGTTCCGTGGGAGTGCGAACGCCAGTCGGTCGCGAGGCCGTGGTCGTGCCCGCCGGCGTTTTGCATATCGGAGAACGTGAGCCGTTCGAGGCCGCCCGACACGAGGCCGTTCGCGGCGACGTCGGTCCGGAACCCGATCACGTGTCCCGTCGACCCGCCCACCGGGTGCCGGTGATCCGGCTCCCAATCCGTCGTCGCGCCGTGCTGGTGATTCCCGTCGCCCGTCACCACGTGCGTGTGGTCGTTCGCCGTGTGCCCGTGGGACGGAACCTGTCCGATCCCGAGCGTCACCGTTTCCGCTCCGCCGGCGGCGGCGAGCGCCCGGGCGGTGAGGCCGGCCCCGGTCCCGACGCCGACCGGCGCCCGGCCTCGAAGGTCAGGCACATTGAACGTCGACCCGCCCGCGCCGCCCGGCACGCCCCACGGCGACGCCGTACCGCCGAGCGCGGCGAACAGGTTCGGATAGGTCGCCCGGGCGACGGCCGCACCGTCGCAGAACAGCCACCCGGCGGGCGCGGCGGCGCCGGCGTACTGAGCGACCGTGCCGGCCGGGATCAGCGAATCGCGGAGGGCGACGAGCGACTCCCGGCCGTGCCGGTGATCCGCCCGGGCGAACGCCGTCGAGACGCCCTCGGCCGCCGTGTCGGCGACCGCCGAGGTGCCCGGCGTGTCGGCGACGATCGCGTGCACGTGGTCGGCCCGGGCCGGCGTCGTAGCGACGCCCACGGCGGCCACGGCGTCGGGGACGATCCCGACCGGAACCGAACTCGCGAGCGCCGGCGATCCGTGAGTGTGGTCGGAGCGGGCGACGGTCGCCGCCGCGCCGTTCGCCGCCGCGATCCCGTAGGTCGTCGCCGCGGTGACGTTCCCGAACCCTTCCCGGGCGTGTCGGTGATCGGCCCGGGCGGCGGCCGTCGAGGCGCCCTCGGCGCCGGCGTCGCCGACGGCGGAGGCGGTAGGCGCCGCCCCTCCGAGGGCCGAGGCGACGTTAATCAGCGTCCACGCGGTGCCGGTGTCCCGGTAGAGGCGGCCCGGCCCGTCGTCCGTCGCGAAGTAGTACCGGCCTCGCACGCCCGGCGCCGGCCGGGCCGCGAGGGTGCCCTGAATGTCGATCGCGGCGAGGTTGTCGAGGTCGGCGAAATCCTGGTCGAGTTGCGCCCGGGTGAACGGGTCCGTTCCCGCCGACCAGCGGGTGAGGAGCAAACGGGGAGACGTCGTAACGGCCACGAGCTAGACCTCCTAGGGCATCCCGGATTCTTCGATTCCTGTCCACGTGTCGGGTTCGAGGTGCGCCCACGTCGGATTAGCCGTCTCGATCGCGGCCCACGTCGCCTCGTACTGAGTGTGCACTAGCTCGACGCCGGCCGGTTTCGCCCGGGCGGCGACGATCGCCGGCACGACGAGCGACGCGTTCGGCGTCTCCGACACGCGGGTTCGGACCTCGATCCGCCACGGATCGCCGCCGTAGTGCGACTCGACGGCGACGTAGCGTGTCCCGGTGAGCACGGAACGCGCCGCGGTAGCGATCGCTTCGCGGGTACCGGCCCGCCACCCGGCCGAGGCGTTCGCGACCGCCTGCCGGCGGATCGACACGTCGAGAGTGCCGGCGTCGACGCCGACAAGTTGCCCGAGCCACCCGAGCCACCCGAGGTCGGCCGTCGCCGGGTCGGTAAGGTCGCTCGTGTCGCCCGGCACGCCCCCCTCGTCGGGCGGGAAATAGGCGACCCGATCGACGAGCGTTTCGAGGTCGCCTAGCTGGTCGGCGATCAGCGACAGATAGCGGAGCAGCGGATAGCCGTTCGGGCCGGCGCCCTGCTCCTCGTCGGCCACCCGGTAGAACTCCGGGAGCCGCTCGTAAATGCGGGTCGTGGTCGCCGACACGGCCGGCCGAGGCGGAGGCATTAGCCGGTCACCGTCACGGACACGGTTCCGAGGTCGGCGAGCGGCGCGACGCCCACGAGCGGGAGGTCGGCCGCCGGCACGGCGAGCGTCTCTACGTAGTCGACGCCGGCGGCGCCGTCGATCCGAGCGATTAGCTCATTGCGGCGCACGACGCCCGACCACGGCCACGCGTCCGGGTCGAGGTAGGCGTCGAGCACGGCGGCGACGTTCGCCTGTACCGCCGCGGTCGTGAACCCGGGGAGCCGGCGAACCGTCACCGTCACATTGACGTCGGTGATTACCGGGTCGATCACGTGCACGTCGAGGTTCGCGAGCGCCTTCGCTTCGAGGCCGGCCTCTAGCTCGGTTTTCCGGCCGCCGGTGAGGGCGACGCCGCCCTCGCCGAGCACGGCGACGGTTACGTGCCCGTTCGCGGCGACGGAGACGTTCCAATTGTCGATCGTGGTCGCCCGGTACACGTCGGGGTTCGTCAGTACCTCCGACGTGAAATGCTCCGGGAGCACGAGCGTAGAGACGAGGCGGGCGAACATCTCGACGCCCCGGTCGCGCCACTCCGATTCGGTTTCCGGGCCGGTCCCGCCGCTCGGCTCCGTCGCGAGGGCGGCGCCCTCGACGAACGGCACGGCGTCGAGGAGCACGAGCGGGGTCGCCGCCGGCGTCCCGTTCGCCGCCTCCGTGTTCGTCGTCCCGGTCGCGGCGACCGTGCCCGAGCTAGCACCCGGGGCGATCACGAGGCCGACGTCGAGCGTGAACGTCACCGGGTCGGAGCCGGGCACGTCGAGACGGAACCGCGTCCCGATCGGCACCGTGTGCCCGAGCGTGTCGCTCACCGTCACGAGGAGGTCGGCCCTCGGCGGCGTCCCGAGCGACCGTGTGATCCCGTAGAGGCGGAGCAACACCTCGACGATCGAGCCGGGTAGCCGGTTCACCGCGAACACAAGCTCGGCGACTTCGAGGGCGATCGCCTCGATCAGCACTAGCTCGGTATTGCCCTCCCGAGGAACCCACCCGGGGAGCTTCACCGCCGCGTCGGCCCGCGCCCGTTCCACGAGGTCGATCGGATCGGCGTCGTAGAGGATGAGGTCGGAGTATTGGCGGAGGTCGGGTGACGGCATAAGGCGACTCCTACTCGAAGCGCACGAGGACGTCGAGCACCGTCTCCGAGCGGGGACGGACCTCGACGTCGGTAAGGGTGACGGGCGGCCCGAACAGCGCCACGCCGGCGGCGATATCGGTCGGGTCGAACACGGCGAACGCGTCGATACCGACGCCGAACCCGGGCACGAGCACCCGCTCGCCTCGCCGGGTGAGCACGAGCGTCGCGAGTTGCTCGGCGTTCGCGTCGTCGCTTGCCTGCTCGACCGTCGCGACGGATCCGTTCCCGAGGAGCCGGAACGGGTGCGACAGGATGCGAGCCACTAGCCGGCGACCCGCTCGGCGTCGGCGCCCGCTTTGACCTTCTGCGCCGCCCATTTCCCGACGCACTCCCACCGGTCGAGATATTCGATCCCGGCGTAAGGGTCGCCGACGTTAATCCACGTCACCGACACGGCCGGGCCGCCGGTGAAAATCGGTTCGGTGCGCGCCCCACAAACCGGGCACACGTAGACCTGTTCGATCGGCATTCCGGGAGCCTCCTAGGTTTTGATGATGTACGGGGTCGAGAGGAACGGCGGCATGTTCTCGTGAGCCGCTCCGCCCCCCTGAGCGTTCGTTCCGGGCGCCTCGGCGGTAACGCCGTGAGTGTGATTGACGGACGCGCCGCCGGTCGAGAAACCGTGCAGGTGCCCGGTGTTGGCGCCCTGCCATCCTCCGCCCCATCCCGCGCCGCCCGAGATGTTCCGGCCGCCCGGCGCCGCCTCGGCGTCACCTTGCACGTTGACAGCGACGGCGCCGGCCCAGTTAGCGCCCTCCCACGGCCCCTCGGCGGCGATCCCGCCTCGGCCGTGGTGACCGTGCGTTTGCGTCGCGTTCCAATGCATGTTTCCGACGTTGCCGAAATGCCAGTGATTAATAGCGTGGTGGTGCCCTTCGAGGCCGTGGTAGTGCGTCCGGTCGTGGTCGCCGGTCGTGCCCGAGTGCGAGTGATCGGCCGAGTGCCCGCCGGTTGCGCCGCCGTGGCTATGGCTATTCACCGTGTGCGAGTGCGACGGCGCCTGAGCGAGCGAGAGGGCGACCGTTTCGGCGCCGCCGGTAGCGCCTCGGGACCGGTCGGTGAGGCCGTCGCCGGCGCCCGTCCCGACGATCACCCGGCCTCGGAGGTCGGGGAGGCCGAACGTCGTCGACCCGTCGCCGGCGCCGTAGGTCGTGCCGATCGCCGCGAACAACCCGGGATAGGCGGCCCGGCTCACGAGGGCGCCGTCGCATAGGAGCCACCCGGGCGGCGCCGCGCCGCCGGCGTAGGGAGCCAGCATCCCGGGCGGGAGGTCGACGGCGGGAAGTTGAGAGACGCCCACCTAGGCCACCATGAACGTGCACTCGATCGAAAGCCACGTCGCCGACCCGGCCGCCGTGTTCGCTTTCACGGCGCCGGGCGTACCGACGGTGACGGTGATTTCGAGGATTCCCCACGACCCGTTTTGGACCGTCGCAAAGTGGAGGTTCCGGGCCGGTCGGAACCCGACAGGGAGAATGAACACGTCGGTTCCCGGCGGCCCTTTCACGAGGCCCGTTATCGAAACGATCGGCCCGACCTTCCGGTAAGCAGCGGCGGAGTAGGAGCCGGCGGAGTAGTTCGACCACCCGGCGGCGAGCGGCGCCGCTATCCACCCGGTGTCGTCGAGGGCGTGCACGTGGTCGGCTCGGGCGGCGAGGAGGGCGGCGCCGGCGGCGGCCGCCGCTGATCCGACGACGGGCGGAGCGGTACCGCCGACGGCGCGGTGTACGTGGTCACCTCGGGCCGCGAGGGCGGAGGCGCCGGCGACAGGAGCGGCCGCCGTATCGGCCGGTAGCTCGGCCGTGAGCGCCGGCGGTGTCGGTAGCAAGAGCGAGAATCCCACGGCGCCCCCCCTAGTTCTCCGCCACGAAACAGCAGGTGATTTGGAAATAGCCGGCGGCACCGAAAACGGGGACGACGGTCCCGTCGGTGCCGATATCCATTCGGCCATGCGCCTGAGTGTCGCGGTCGACGCCAAACAGGTACTTGATCCCGGGCCGGTACCCGCCGGGGAGCACGAACGCGACGGCGCCCATCGTGCCCGAACGGATCAGCCCGCGGAGGTATGTAATCCCGCCGATCCGCCGGTAGCCGGCCGGCCCGTAGAGGTTGTCGTAGTTGACCCACCCGTTTTGATAGGTGGGCGTTTGCCACCCGGTGTCGTCGAGCTTGTGTCGGTGATCGGCCCGGGCGACGGAGGTCGAGGCGCCGGCCGAGGCGGCGGTGAGGGAGACGGCGACCGGCGCCGTCCCGGAAAAGTTGACGTCCTGCAACGCGACCCATTGCGTCGCCCGCCACCCGTAGTAGGTCCAATTCGAGGCGACATAGACGATCAGCCCGTCGAACGGCACGAGCGAATCCCGGGCGGCGATGTTCGGCACGACCAGCGGCCCGGCCCGGTGCTTATGGTCGGCCCGGGCGAGGAGCGTCGAGACGCCCTCGGCGTTCGCCACGCCGTCGGCGGCGACCGGCGACCCGAACGCCGGCGGCGACCCGACGACGGTTCCCGAGCTAGCTCCGTTCGAGCCGGGTTCCTCGGCGCCCGACACGGTGACGGTGAGGGCGCCGGCGACGTCGGAGCGGGCGGAGATGAAATCGCCGGCGGCCATAACCGTGGTGAGGTCGAGCACGGCCGACGCGCCGGGCGGGATCGACGTCCCGGGCACGACCCGGTTCTGATTCCCGGCGACGCCGCCGGCGGGCACGACGGAGAGGAACAGCGACGCCGGCGCTCCGCTCGTGTTCGCGACGACGGCCTGTTTCACAAGGGCGAGCGTGTCGGGCGGAACCGTGTAGTAGCTCGTCTCGGCGACCGGGGCGACGAATTGGGCGAGGCGTTTCGGCGTGAACGGCACTAGATCACCACCCGAGCGCCCACCAATTCGCCCGCACGGTCGCGCCTGCCCATACGGTCCCGTTGTCGAGCACGGCCCGCCACCGGAATTTGGCGAGCGTGTAGCCGCCGTCGGCGACCTGAGCGAACCACCCGGCGCCGTAGAACCCGGGTGTTACCCACGCGGCGACGAGGCCGTTCGGGAACGGGGTCGGGAACGTGAGGTCGTGTTCGCCGCCGGCGGAGAGGGCGGTAACGACGGTGCCGGCCTGAATCAGAAACGGCCCGTTCGCCGGCGCCGACCCTTGCAACGACGCCCCGATCCCGAGCACCCGGAAATTCGAGCGGTGCACGTGATCCGCCCGCGCGGCGAGGCCCGAGGCGCCGATAGCGGCGGCGGCGGCCGGGTCGAGCGGCGCCGTCGCGTCGGTGACGGTTTTGTGTCGGTGATCCCCTCGGGCGGCCCGTAGCTCGGCGCCGAGGGCGGCGGCCGTAGCGCCGTCGAGCGGCGCCGTCGTGGTGATCCCGGCGTGCACGTGATCGGCCCGGGCGAGGTCGGGACTTGTGCCCTCGGCGGCCGCTGTTCCGAGGGCGACCGGGAGGCCGAACGCCGGCCCGGGCGTGAGCACCGACCCGGCCGAGAGGCCGTTCGAGCCGGGTAGCTCGACGCCCGAGACGGTGACCACGAGGGCGCCGGCGGCGGCCGCGGAGGCGACGAGGAGGTCGCCGGCGGCGAGCACGGTCGAGAGGTCGAACGTCACGACCGAATAGGCGCCGATCAGCGTCCCGGGCACGAGCCGGTTCGCGGCGGAGGCGACGCCGCCGGCCGGCACGGCGGAGAGGTTGAGGCCGACCGCGCCCGGCGTCGTGTTCGCGACGACGACGTTCTTAACGATCGTGGTCGTGTCGGCGGGCGTCGTGTAGAACGTCGTCGCGCCGGTCCCGACGACGAGTTGCCCGAGCCGTTTTGGCGCGTAGGTCGGCACTAGGGGTTCACCACGAGCCAGATAAGCGACTCGTCGACCTCGACGGCCGGCGCCGATTCGAGGGCGTCGAGGCGGGCGTCTAGGGCGGCGTCGGCGGCCGCTAGCGCCGTGTCGGCCGCTTCGAGGGCGGCGGCGGCGGCGGCGAGGTCGTCGAGTGTCGCCGTGAGCCAGTCGAGGAACCCGGGCGGTAGGCCGCCCTGCCCGTCGGCCCGGCCGAGGATCGCGAGGTCGTCGGGTCGGCCCTCGACTAGCCCGACGATCACCCGCACGCCCGCCTCTAGGTTCGCCGGATCGACGGCCGATATCACCGGGCCGACCTCGCCTCGGGCGATCAGCCGCGGCACGGTGAGCCACACTTGCCCGCCGGTGATCCGGCTCACGGTCCCGCGCCACACGCCGGCGGCCACTAGTCGACCACGGCGATCGCGCCGCCCGATCCGCCCGTCGCCGAGCTTCCGCCGTATTGCATCCCCTTAATCAGCCCGGCCGTGCGGAACCGGGAGGCGATCGTGCCCTGAACGACGCCGTACTTCCGGCCCATAGCCTCGACGGTGTTCTTCCCGTCGCCGAGCGAGATCGCGACGTGCCCCGGGTGGAACAGGAGGGCGCCCCGGGTGCGGGCGGCCTGTTCGACACTGATCCGGGTCGTCGCCGCCTCCTGCGCCGAGGAGCCGTCGGGGATCGTGACGCCCACCCGCGCGCACGCCCATTGCACTAGCTCCGAACAGTCGAACCGGTCGGGGTCGGCGTCGTCGAGGCGCACCTCGGCGCCGTACACGTAGGAATCGCCGACCTGAGCGAGCGCCACCGACACGAAATCGAGGGCGCTCGCCTTCCCGTTCTGAGCGGCCGCGGTAACGCTCGTCGCCGCCGTCGCCGCCGTCGCCGTTTTCGGTTCGCCGGTGATCGGGTCGGCCGTCGGGGTCGGGTCGACCGGTTTCTCGGCGGCGATATGCACGAGGCCGGTCGGGTCCGTCGGTGACCAGCTAACCGCCGTCACGAGGTACTTACCGGCGACGGCGACCGACACGCCGTCGAATTCGAGCCGGTGCCCGGGCCGGACCTTCGAGCCGAGGCGGAGCGGCACGTCGAGTTCGATCGTCGTCGAGCGTTCCTCGTCGTCGGCCGTGCGCCGCCACGTCGGCGCCGTCGGAATGTCTTTCCCGAGGCGGTATTGAAACTGCGCCTCGAAGGGGAGCGCCTGCCCGATAAGCCACGTCGGCCGGCCGAAATAGAGGGTTCGGCCCGTCTCGAAGAACACGAACCCAAGCTCGCCGGCGAGGCGCTCGATTAGCTCATACCACGATTCGGTTTTCCCGTTGTCCCGTTTCTCCGGGGCGATCGTCGCCCGGGCCGCCGACCCTTCGATCACGTAGCCCGATTTCGCGTAGAGCGCGCCCTGATAGGCGACCTCGGAGGGCGACACGTTCGCGAAGGTGCCGGCGTCTTTCTTCCGGAGCCGGCTCATGCCACGCGACCGGGCGGTGACGGTGAGTTGCATCCCGGCATCCGACGGGCCGACCTCGATCGCCGAGACGACGAACCGGAGTTCGCCGTAGGCGACCTCGACGCCCTCGACGAAATGCTCGGTGAGCCGGTTAATCATCCCGCCCGGCGCGAGGTGCACCGTAAACGAAAGCTCGGGGATCGCCGAGTGAGTGAGGTCGAGCGAGGCGTCGAGGAGGCGGTGCCCGACGAGTTCGAGCAGCGTCCGGCCGCCGACCTCGATCGCCTCGGCGTGCCCGGTCGGCGAGTACGGAGCCGACGGCGATATCCGGTTCGGGGAGCGGGCGCCGGCGGAGGCGTTCGAGCCGGGGATCGTCGACGTCGACGTCGAGTAGGCCGTGCCGGCCGTCCCGCCGCGCTCCTCGACGAGCCGGGCGCCGGCCCGGGCGGCGTCGAGGTGTTTCCGGTAGGCGCCGTTCGTGTAGGTCGACCACGGCGACCATTTCGTGCCACCCGAGCTAATCCCGTAGGCGTTCCGGGCGTTCGTCGCCGGGTCGAGGTTCCGGTTCGGGTCGCGAGGGCCGCCGAGGGCGTCCCGGGCCGGCCGATAGTTGATCTGCCACAACCCGACCGATTTCTCGCCGCTCACCGTGAGATTGACGTCGCCCACGGCGTCGGTTCGGCCGCTCGACTCGGCGAGGGCGATCGCCGTCGCGATCACGAGCGCCTCGCCGCGCCACCCGGCGGCGTATCCGTAGCCGGCGATTGCCTCGGCGGAGAGGGTCGGCACGACCTGAAAGGGTAGGCGACCCGGCCGGCCGGGTCGGGGACGCCTAGCCCTGCGGCGGTGAGACGCCCACCGTGAGGTTATGAGCGGCGACGGCGGCCTCCGCTAGCTCCCGGGAGTCGAACAGCCCGACGAGGACGTCTCCGGCCTCTAGGACGGCGTACACGGTGCGTCCGACGGACCGGCCGACCCGCCACGGTGCCCGCACGAGGGCGTCGACGTCGGAGCGGGCGTCGTGCTGGCTCATTACGGGATCGTGAGGCGTTGCCCGATCACGAGCTTTCGAGGGTCGCGGACGCCGTTCGCGTCGGCGATCCGGCGCCATTGGTAGTTATCCCGGTAGTACCGGCCGGCCAAATCCCACAAGGTGTCGCCTCGAACGATCGTGTGCGTTCGGGGACCGGGCGTCGGCGCCGAGGTCGCGGGCGCCACCGGGGCGGGCGCCGGGGGAGCGGCGGCGATCGGCGTCGGGGCGAGTTGGGGAATCGGCGCCGGCGGGAGCGGGTCGAGCTTGTGCTCGACGATTTCGAGTTCGACCTCGACCCAATTCGCCGCGTTGGTGCCGGGTTGCCGGCGAACCGCCCGGATATCGAGGTTCGAGACATACCACGTGCCCGCCTCTAGGGGACCGAACGCGATCACGACCGGCTCGGCGAGACGGACGATCGCGACCAGGATTTGTAGGGCGGCCTCGACGCCGGGCGCGTCGACCTCGGGACCGGAGGCGATCACGCCCGAGAGGGTCGACTCGCGGAGCCGGTCGCCTTTCCGGACGAACAGCGGGAACATGCCGGCCCGGTCGATCGACACGAACTCGGGTCCGAGGCCGCGGTGATCGTTCGCCGGGTTCGTCGCCGTGAGTTCGACGGCGAACTCCGTCATTTCGTGGTGACGGATCACGCATCGGGGATGCCCGGTCGAGGCGGCGACACGGCCGGTCGTGGTGAGTTCGACGGTAGCCACTTACCGGACCCTTTCCCGCCGTGCCCGCTCGATCCGGTCCCGCTCCGCTCGCGCCATGCCTCGGGTAACGGCCCGCTCGACGTCGAGTTCGCGGCTCGGGTAGTAGACGTTTACCTGTACCGGCGGGATTCCCTCGCCGGCGCCGTGCCCGCCGTCGCCGAGGGCGCCACGCCGAGGCGACGCCGTGTCGCCGTACACGGCGTGCAAATGCCGGCCCGACCCGGAGTCGTGAATCGACGCCCACCCGCCGGCGTTCCGGAGCGCCTGCGCGTAGCCGAGGAGGTTCGACCCGGTGATATCGAGGGCGGCGCCCGCCTTATGGTCGGAGTCGGCTCCGACGCCCCACGTCCGATAGCCCGACGTGATCGAGCGTTTCCCGGGGATCGACGAGTCGATCGAGGAGTGCGTCGCCGCGGTGCGGGCGAGGCGCCGGTGAGGCGACGCCGTGTCGCCGAGCCACCCGCGGAGGACGTCGATCCCCATGCTCGCGACCGCGCCGCCGGCGGCGCCGACCGCTGTTCCGAGGATCGGGACGGGGATCACGGCGGTACCGATAGCGCCGCCGATCGCGGCGGCGCCCATAGCCCGACCCTTCGCCGCGTCCCATTTCTTACGGGCGGCCGGCGAGAGGTCGTTCGCTCCGACCGGCCCCTCGATCAGCGACATAAACCCGCCGATCCCGGCGGCGCCGGCCGCTCCGCCGGCGACGGCGGCGTTAAGGCGCGAGGCCGACGAGGCGGCGGCGTCGATCCCGGGCGCGGCGCTCCGCCCGGCCGAGCCGAGGTTCCGGATCGAGCCGGCGAAGGTCTGCACGGCGCCGGCGATCCCTCGGAGTGCCCGGTAGCCGAGGAGCGTCCCGAGCAGGAGCGCGAGCACGGTCCGAAACCCCTTCGAGGATTGCGTCGAGTCGGCGAGCCATTGCAGGAGCGGCGTAATCAGCGGGAGGAACCCCTCGACGAGCGCCGTCGTGAGTTCGAGGAACGTCACGAGGAGCGGGCCGGCGGCGATCAGGAGGTCGCCGAGGACGGGGATCAGCGGCGTTAGCGCCCGGCCGAGGTCGGCGAACGCGGCGGCCATCTCCGGACCTTGCCGGGCGAGGTCGGCGAACGCCGGCGCCATCCCTCGGAGCACCTCGGCCGCTATGTCGGCGAACACGACGAGGATCGGGGCGAGCGCCTGAATCAGCGACTCGGCGATCGGGATTAGGGCGAGGAGCACCCGGGCGAGCGGCGGCCCGATCGTCGACAGGAGGTTCCCGACGAGGGTTGTTATCGCCGGCATGAGCTTTTTAAGCTCCTCGGCGAGCGGCGCGCCGACGCCGGCTAGCTGTTCGTTCACGGTGTCTTTGAACGTCGACCACATGCCGGCGAGCGTGAGTGCCTGCTTTTGCATCCCGCCGGCGTAGCGTTGCAACGGCCCTTGCATCCGGGAGAGGGCGGCGACGAACTCGTCGGCGGGGATATCGAGGCCCGTCTCCATATCCTGCCGGATTTGGGCCATCGTCTTTCCGGTGAGGTCGACGAGGAGTTCGTAGGCCGGGAAACCGGCCTGCACTAGCTGATTCAAGTCCTGCGCCCGGAGCACGCCGGCGGCCCGGATTTGGCCGAGGGCGACGGCGATCCGGTTTAGGTTCTCGACCGGGTTCGACGAGAGGGCGGCCACGTCGCCGATGTTCGTAAGGGTGCCGAGCACGTTGTCGGCGGTGAACCCGAATTGCAGGAGGGTTTGAGTCGCCGTCGTGATATCGCGTAGCTCGAACGGCGACCGCTTGTTGAGTTCCCGGAGGTCGCGGAATAGCTGATTGCCCCGCTCGACGGAGCCGGTGAGTGCCTGAAAGGCGATCGTCGATTGCTCGAACCCGGCCGACGCCCTGAGGCCGAACGCCGTAGCGGCGGCGCCGGCGGCGCCGAGGCCGACTCCGACGCCGGTAAGCGCCCGGCCGAGGCCACGGTTAAGCGACCTCGACGTGTTGATCGCGGCCCGGTCGACGTTCGTTAGTGCCTTCCGGAACCCGTCGGCCTGCCGGGTCGCCGTCCGCATGTTCTGCCCGGAACCTTTCGCCGCCCGGCTCGCCGCGGTGAGGTTCTTATCGAGGGTCCGGAACGCCGGCCCGCCGAACCCGACGGTTCGATTGAGCTTGTGCGCCGCGTCGACGGTTTCCTTTAGCTCGTCGCGGACACGGCGGATCGGGCGGGAAAGGTCGTCCTGTAGCGACGCCCGAATAGTGAGTTCCTCGTCGGCCACGTCTCACCCGCCCTTCGCGGTTAGCGCCGGCGGGCGGCGTCGAGTTCCTCGGCGGCGGCAAGCGAGCACGCCGCCCGGATCGTCCAATCGAGCCGATCGGCGTCGAGTACCTCTAGCGGATCGAGGCCGAACAGGAGCGAGACGCGAGCGGCGCTCCGCACCCGAGGATCGGCGGCCAGTCGCTCCGCTAGAGCGTCGTAGGGTCCGCGTCGGCATCGTCTCCGTAGCCGGCCGCCCGGATCACGGCGAGGGCGGCGGCGATCACGTCGGAGTCGCGGCCGTAGAACTTCCGCACCGCGGCGGTAGCGCGAAGGTCGGCGCCGAGCATCCCCCGGAACCCCTCGTGCTGAAAGTTCGCCGGCCGGCCGTCGAGTTCGACCTCGACGCCCTTCCGGAGCACGACCTCGGCCTGATTCGCGAGGACGATCGACGCCCACCGGAGTTCGTCGATCCCCTCGGGTGCCTGCTTATCCCGGGCGGTTTTCCGCCACGCGGTGAGTTGCTCGTGAGCAAGTTCGGTCGAGTAGCGGACGGCGTAGTCGGCCCGGCCGGGCACGGCGAGCGTGAGCGGCGGCGTAGCGACCTCGGCGGCGAGTTCGGAGCGAAGCTCGTCGAGGGCGGTCGTCGGCCCGGGCGTCACGAGTTCCGGGTCGTCGGGGTTCACGGCGGAGAATGAGCGGACAGGTTCGGCGGGAGCCATTGGGGAGCCTCCGTGCCTAGGCGACGGTCGGGACGGCGAAGGTAAGCGACAGGGTGGGCGGGTCGCCCGAGCCGGCGTCGGCCTCCGGGTCACCGACCGCGGTAAGCAGCGCGTTCGCGTACACGGTCGGGGAGCCGATCGGCACGAGGTCGGCGTCGGTCGGGTGAACCGAAATCGTCGTGCGCCACCGGGCGACCAGCGTTCGCATACGGGCGAGCACGGCGGCGTC